AGGTAACTTAACGCCCACCTCGTCCGGGGACACAAAAAGAACCCCATTTAACCCTAGTGCTGAGCTATCCCCCCTTGACAGATTAATCAGCATGTTCTGAGCTTCACGCCACAGGTGCGATATCTTCCAGTTGCTGTCCCTATATATCTGTATAACGCGCCTAGCCTCGTCTAGCTCCATGTCGAACCCAAAAGATTTCAACTGATCTTGGAACCGTACAGCCCCCATGCCATATCCTGCACCCAAGATAGTGGTCTTGCCCACAAACCTCTGGTCTTTACTTATGTCTGCCTCATCAACATTGTATATACGAGAAGCCATCTTCCTATACACATCCTCGCCATTGGCGAATGCTTCAGTAAGATCGTCCTGACCCGCCAACCAAGCAAGCACCCTTGCCTCGATCTGAGCAGAGTCTGCATCAATCAGCTTATAGCCATCAGGAGCAATGATACTGTTCTTGAGCTTCTTGCCATTTGGCCCACGACTAGGCAGGTTCTGCATGTTGATCTTGTCGGAGCCGCCCCATCTACCTGTGTGCGCGGCATAGTATTTGACAGGAACAGGTAGGGTGCCTCGCTTGGCAATGTCAATAAATCGCTGAGTACGTGTTTCTTCCAATGTGCTTTTGTTGCCAAGCCTCGCCGCTACAAGACTCTGCACACGTACATCTTCATGTTCTGCCAAGGCTTTGAAACCCTCATCGTTCTTCGCGAGGGCCAATGTTTCCTTGCCTGTAGTAGGACTTATCTTCATGGGAGGAACTACACCAAGCCCAGTAAGTACTTGTGCGAACTTAGGGTTACTCATCAACTCTTCCTTGGTAACTCCTGCGTCCTCCAGCAATCGGTCTTTGCGTTCCTTTGTATCTAACAGATGTTCTTCCAGAAGGCCCAGATCTAACTCCAGTACAGGATCAATAAACATCCTTAATGTTAAATCTATTATTTTTAATTCCTGCTTGGGAAACCTTTTCATCATTTTGGCGAACAGACTATAGGTAAGCTCTACATCATTTATACAGTAATCCCCATAGCGGCTAAGTTCTGTGTCTGAGAAGTCCTTTCGTCGCATACCTTTTGCAGCAAGTACTTCTGTGCCTTTAACCCCTACACCGTATCGCTCTGCCACTGCCTTTAAGGATTGTCCAACGTCTACCCCATGTAGTGCGCGTGACATGCACATCGTATCTGCCCAGACTTTAGGCTTTACGCCGAATCTCCAGTTCAGTATTGCACCATCGAACATGGTGTTGTGGGCAAGCACCATGCTGTCTTGCCAGTTGAAGTCGTTGAGGTAATCCCGCATAGCCTCTTCGGAACCACTCGCCCATTCCGTAGACCCGTTGTTAATTTTTACCGCTACGCCAATAACTTCAAAGAGTCTACTACGTACATATTCCTCTGTGGTTATCTTGGATAACGAGAAGTCCTTATCGTAGTATGTTTCAAAGTCAACCGTTATCAGATCCATCCAACTCTCCACGTAACCGCGACAAATACCAAATAGCCTTATCAACATCCTCAATCGGCTTATTCTTATATGTATATCTCCACAAGTACTTCAGACAAGCCCCTTTGAGGTACCCCATATATGCTTCATGCGTCATAGATGCTTTGATTGCATCAATGCACTCCACCTCTCCCACCGTGTAATGTGGTGGGTGGTCTACCATGTCTACGCTGTCCACAATGTCTATCTCCGTCATAAATTTCCCCAGTATCCATCGGCTATTAACTTAGCTACTTGATCCATATTGTGTTCATCAACAACAAGGGCAATACCCCCTGCATCTTTTATCTCTCGTAAGTTCTTCTCCTGTAACGGAGTAGGCTTATTACCTTTAGCCTTACATTCGATGCCAAAGAACACACTCTCGAAGCACCCCACAATGTCAGGCACTCCACTCCGTCCATACCCATGCGTCATGGGGTAGAAGTAGTACGCTTTAAGTTTCTTCAGTTGCTCAACTACTTTCTTCTTGACCTTCGCTTCCGGCGTCATGCACTTCTCCTAGTCGGGATAAAAGATCTTTAATGTCCTCAATCGTATCCATGTCATTAAGATCGAGCGTATCGAGGTCTATGTCTACCGTCACCTTAATCCTCATTCGGTAAAGTCCTCACGCTTGCCACCGTCGTACCTATGGGCATGACCTTCAAGAACTAACTGCTCATTGATGTTTCGCCCTTCTGCAAACAAAGTACCTAACCACCTGCCGTATTTACCTTTGCCAGATAAGCATATACTCATAGGTAGTTCTGCTAGTTCCTGTAACCTAGCCTTAGCCGCAAGCCCCTTTACTTTCTCGGCGGCATTACGAGTGCGTGACTCCCATGCGTTAATGCCTTCCATGCGGATACGCATATCAGCAAGCAAATCTAAATCAATCGGTCTAACGTGAATACGTACATCTATAGTGTCCCCGTCAACAACTTTAAGTACCTCTGTAACAGGGAAGCACTCCGTTTCGGCTTGGGCATGCAAACTAGCACACACCGCTACCGCACAAACTATCGTTTTAAACATAACTACCTCTCGTAAATTTTGTTATTAATAATTATTTTATTGGTTGCTCTTGAAACACATATTGCTTCGACAGCGAACCTTCTCTCTAAACCCCGTTGCATCGTTAGGCACTGCTGCATCTGTGAAGCTCCATCAAAGACAGTGAACGTATACCACGCATGAATAGTAATTAAGTACAGGGTAGTAGTCATGCTACACCCTCACCTTCCAGTATTTATTTAAAAGTTCCTGTTGTTCAACCGCAGTTTTGAATTCAAGAAAATGTACATCTTTTGATTTCTTCGCACGGCACTTACGACAAGTGGTAGTTATACGCCTTGTGAATTGGTTTGCGTCTGTCTCGCCACAGTGATTACATTTGTAGATATTCAATGTTGTAATTCTCGCTTCTGTTTTTTGAGTTTCTTTTTTCTCATGACTCGTTCCGCCTATCTGGGTTTCTTGAATTTTCTGACTCGTTTTCCAGTTTTGGTTTTCTTTACTGTGATGACTCGTTTCATTGTGGTGGTTTTCTCGCCTCTAATGACTCGTTTCGGTTTTTTGGGTTTCTCTCATATTTTGACTCGTTTAATATTTTTGGGTTTCTCACCGAACTTGACTCGTTAAACAATTTTGGGTTTCTTTTGGCTCCTGACTCGTTAGCCAGTCATGGGTTTCTTAATGGATATGACTCGTTTAGGTCGTGTGGTTTTCTATTTCTTAATGACTCGTTAATTAGTTTTGGGTTTCTTTTGACCGTTGACTCGTTTAGCTACGCTGGTTTTCTCCCACTATCTGACTCGTTTCGTACCGCTGGGTTTCCTTAAATTTCCTGACTCGTTAATGAAATTTGGTTTTCTTTGCTTGTATGACTCGTTTTCCCCTTATGGGTTTATAATTTTTGATGACTCGTTTTATTGAACTGGTTTTCTCGTTCTCAATGACTCGTTTAGCTGCTCTGGTTTTCTTCGCGAACATAACTCGTTTATAAACCTTGGTTTTCTCTGCTTGTATGACTCGTTAAGCACTGACGGTTTTCTTTTCTACTTTGACTCGTTTCGTACCTGCGGGTTTCCTTAAATTCCCTGACTCGTTAATCCGTTCTGGTTTTCTTCTCTACTTTGACTCGTTAATCCGAATTGGTTTTCTTTGCTTATATGACTCGTTTTTAGGCTCTACGCTACGCTACCTTGTGCGTGATCCCTAACTTGGCTTTGCTGTATTCTTCAGGTACAGGTAGTCCTTCCAGTGTTCTCCAAGCTCGATGCAGATCTACTAGAAATCGTTTCACTGTGTATCGAATTGCCATGTTGTTACGGTGCCCTTTGGTCTTCTCTGCGTGGGCTGGCATATTCTCGATGCGGTGTTTGTAGTTATCGTAGATATCCCGATATGTACCTTTTGTCTTAACAAAAGATGCCCCAAGTACGCCGATCAGTTTAGTTTTCAAAAACGGATTGAAGCTGATCCCCTTCTTAGTCTGCTCTTTACCTTCTGCATCGAGGTATGTCTGATCGACTAAATGTTCTTTCTTACGTGATCTACCTGCACCATTAACAACATCTAGCCCAGCATAAGCCCAAAGGGAACTAGGGTATTGAGCTTTGTATATATCAAACCCTGAGATAATGACCGCCGCCATCGTAGGCCCAACCCCTGTAACATCTTCAAGAAACGTCTGGTAAATCGGGAATTGTTTGACGGAATGTGTAATCTGTTTCATCGCCGTATCTTCAGCATCTACCAGATTGATATACTGTTCCACTAATGCGAACTCACTGTACGCACTTATCAATCCATCCTGCTTGAACCGACGTGGGTTCATCGACGCTACGCCATCAGTGATTTTGCGATAACTCACTCGTAGGTTAGCCAGCAGTAACTTAGCGTCAGCGTCTAGCGTCTCCTCGGCTTTACTGGGCTGCTGCCCGATCTTGATTTTAAAATTTGCAACGATATTGTTGCCTACGCGAATGCGTGTTTTCTGAATGCTGTAGAACCCATTAACTGCGGCTTTCAGCATATTCTTTTGTGTTTCTTCATTCTTCATAGCTTTCTCCAAAAAGCGAAACGCAGAACTGGTATCAAGAACTG